GTAACGGACCACGGATCTCTGACCAGACTGAAAGAAAATCTCCGGCAGCCCCTGACTGGGGTCCGGAGACTTCTCTGGGAATTGCTGGTCAAGGAAGGCCACCAGTTCGACGCTAAGCCGGGGAGGTGGCAAAAGAAAACCTTCCTTAGAAGCAATGTTATTCATTGTTTTTCTGACTCTGGGTGTAGGCGTAGAGGATGATGGAGTAGTTGATGATGTCGAGGATCGTGTCACGCAGGGCTTCGTCCTTGACCTTGAACTCTCCGGTCGTGATGAAGGTGGAGAGCCGCGACATCTTGTCGGTCAGACGGACGAGGATTCCAGCCTCAGTCTTGCAGATCCCCATGGCCTCGCAGCGGGTGAAGTTGAGGAAGGGATGCGTATCGTCCTTGCCTCCGCTGTAGTCGTGGTTCTTCCGCTCAGACAGGCCACGGGCCTCGTCACACAGTTCCTTGTGCATTGCCAGCAGACGGCTTCGATTCATGGTGTCCACAGTTTGACCTCCTTGGTGTCCCAATCGTACTCGCCATGGCGCAGGATCCGGGCACACCGGGCCTGAGTCAGGGCATATTCCTCGTTGAATCCGGCGGTGGTGTAAGCCTTCTGAACCTCGTCCCAAGTTCCGTTCTTCAGGATCTTGGCAGCGGTCACGGGGCCTACGCCTTCAAGACCCGGATACCCATCGGTCTTGTCTCCCGTCAGGGTCTGCATGAGCCAGTTCCTGTCGGCCTCCTGCTTGGTGATGAACCGAGGCTCATCGTCCTTGTCGGGGTTCCACAGCGCACCGGGGATGCAGTTCAGGTCCTTGTCGGAGGACACGATGACGGGGTTCTCGTAGGTGCCCTCCGTGGACAGGATGCCGAGGATGTCATCACCCTCCAGCGGATCCTCCTCCTTCACCGGGTATGCCTGAGCCAGCATCTCCTTGACGGGCTTGTATCCGCAGGGCTTGCGACAAGCCTTACGATGGGCCTTGTACTCAGGGTAGATGACCTTGCGGAAGTTGTCCTTGCCCGTGAAGGCGACAACCATGAAGGACGCATCCAACTTGGTCTTCCACTCGTCAAGCCGAGCGATGCAGATGTTGAGTGCCTCATGCACATTGCAGAAGGCGACATCGGTCTCGTCATCGAACCGCGCCACATACTCGGCAGCGGAGCAGACGGAGTAGATCAGGATGTCACCATCGATCAGCAGCGTTCTCATTTCTCATTCCTCCGAGTGGGCATCTGTTGCCCGTGTGAGTACTTCGATCAGTCCGTATGAACCGTGGAGCGTGGACTTCACGGAAATGCTGTAGTTGTCCTCGGACTTGGTCTTGGCCGAGTAGCCGATGAAGAGCATCTCATCGAATCGCTTCTTGAGTTCGTGGATGAGTTCGTCGGTCTGCATGAACTCAATCGGTGTAGACATGCTTAAGTTTCCTCAGGGAATTGATGTGTCTCTGTCGTTCGCTCTTGCACTTGGAGGCGGCAGCCGCGAACAGCGCAGCGATCTGCGGGTACTTGATGATTGAGTATCGCGCAACGCAGGACAGGTAGGAGAGAGCCTTTGCTCCGCAAAGCGTCCATACAAAGATGTCCTCATCCTTGAGTCTGACACTCCCACCCCACCTGTCCTGCATCTGCACCAGAACACCGTAGTGCTTGTTGGTGACTTCGATGGATGGTGTACGGTTCCACCGTATGCATCCCTCGCCGTCAAGCAACCCAGCCGCATAGGCGTTCAATGTGTTTCTGCCCAGTTTGCCCCCACTCGGTACTCGCCGTCCAGTTGGCATCGGAAACCAAGGTCCCTTCCGGCCTGTTGGATGGCCTTGACCACGATCTTACCAACTCGGTCTCCGTCCTTGGGAGAAACGATGAATTGGTATTCGTCATGGACCGATGCGACCTGTTCGACTTCGATGCGCTTGGACCGGAAGTCATCCCAAGCAATCACGCAAGCGGCCTTCATCACCACAGCACCAGCGGACTGAAGCAGGGTGTTGAGCGCAGCGTGTTCAGACCTCGGATACAGGGGACGGGAATCCACGCCTCGCAGGAAGCCGTTGGCGGCCAGAGCGGTGGAGACATCCTCCTTGAGCCTGAGGTAAGCCGGGACCTTGGCCTCAAAGTTGGCACGGGCCTTGGAGCCGCGCTTCTTGTCGCCTCCGAGGACCATGCCCAACTTGTCGTTGCCAGCCCCGTAGATCAGGGCGTAGATGGCTCCCTTGGCTTGGTTACGGGCAGCCTTGTGGTCGGGGTTGGCCTTGTCCTGCACGGCATCCTTGGTCAGGCCGAAGGCGATGGCGTTGGCCCAATGGATGTCGCCCTCAAGGATTGCCTTGGCGTACTCGCCCTTGTCGTACCGTCCGAGGAAGTGGGCAAGGCACCGGAGTTCCAGACCCGAGGCATCCACGCCCACCAGCACCTTGCCCTTGGAGGCGGTGAACAGGCTGCGATACTCGGGAGCCGAGGGGATCTGGGCCATGTTGGGATTGCGGTGGGTGCAGCGTCCGGTGATGGCACCGTTGGTGTTGACCCGCCCGTGGATCCGGTTGTCGGTACCGACCAACTTGAGCCATGCCTCGTCGCCATCGGCCAACTGCCCGAGCCGCTTCTGCGTGGTCAGGTAGTCACCGAGGAGATCTGCCTCCTTGTATCCAAGTGAAGACAGCACGGCTTCATCGACCCGAGGCTTGCCGTCCGGAGTGAACTCGGTGGGCTTCCAACCGTAGCGGTCGATCAGGCGGGACGCAATCTGCACACGACTGCCGGGGTTGAACACCTCGACCTTGGGCTTCAGGGCCCTGCCAGTCTTCGCGGAGGTGCGCTCCGTGGTGATCGGCGGGAATGCCTTCTGGAGTTCCTGTTCGATGGCGAGGTTGGCCTTCAGCAGATCCGCGTGGAGCCTACGGGCAGCATCGACATCGAAGGGGAAGCCGACCCGCTCCTGCTCACGGATGATCTCCGCGAACCTGTGTTCAAGAACGCAAGCCTTCTCAGCGAGAGGCATGGCCTTGTGGGACAGGAGGTGCTTGTGCAGTTCCACGGTGACCCGGACATCCTGCTTGCAGTACTCGCGCAGTTGAGCCGTGTCCTCGCTGAAGTCCGGAGCATCGGCCTTGAGCATCCCGAGGCGAACGCCCCAAGCCTTGAGGGACTGGCTGCCGATCAACTCCTTCGGGAAGTCCTTGATCTGGAAGTCCCGCTCACGCTGATCCGCATGGAGCAGACGAGCCATGAGCAGCGTGTCCGTCATCCGCTTGACCCTGAAGGTGGGATGCTTCTTGATCAGGGCCGGAATGTCGAAGGACATGATGTTGTGGCCGATGACCTCGTCCGCGTTCTGGAGAAGGGTCAGCCCGTCCTTGATGTCCACGATCTCCGGGTCTGCACCGTCAACGCTGACGGCCATGCACAGGATCGTCTTGAGGTCGCTCAGGTGCAGCCAGTCGTTGAGCGCGTTGGTTTCGATGTCAAAGTAAATCTTCATGGCGTTCTCCTTTGTCTAGTCGCTAGAGAAGGTCGGACTCTGCCAGTCCTTGCTTCTCGAAATGAACCTTGATCTTCTTCAGCGCGAGATCATGCACGGACTTGATCTCCTCTGCCGACATGGGGTCATCAGGGTACTTCAGGTTGTACAGCCTTGCAAGTTCCACCCATGTGGACGGTTCCTGCGGGGCCTTGCGGCGATCCCTGTACGGGCGAACCTCATATCCATACAGGGAGATACGTGAGATCAACTGGGGGCTGACTCCGAACTTCCGGGCGATCTCTGCCTTGGGCATCCCGGACTCAGCCAGTTCCTTGACCTGTACTTCCTGTTCCTTCGTCAGACTTCGCTTACGCATCCTGCATCCTGTCTAGCCGCTTCACGGCCCGTTCCAGCCTGTCCAAGGCCCTGAGTACATCAGCCTTGCTCTTGACCGACTTGTCGGAGGAGTTCCTTCGCCAAGCATCAACGACCTCACGCGAGGACTCCACGATGCTCAGCACGATTCGCTTCATGGATCTGCTGATCATGCGTATCTCTCCAAGGCTTGCCACGAAGCGGGGAAGTACTCATAGCAGTTCTTGGCGATGCCGTGGGCGATCTCCTGCGTTTCCTGCTGAGCCGTTCTGTGTGTGCGCTGTGTGACTACGCGGTGGAAGGCAAGCAGAGATCCGGTCCAGATCCACTCGGTGTACATGGCCTGAGGAAGAACCGCCCTTGCCTGTTCGGCACATACTCCCTGACTGAGGAGGTTCTCGTAGGTCCGCTTGGCAAGTTCAACCGCGTAGATGTAGTCCGAGATCAGCACCGGATTGTTCACCAGTTCCTCGCTGCTTCCCTGCTTGACATTGGCAGCAGCCTTGCGAAATGCGCCATCCGGCCTCCACATGTCGATGTCGGTCTTGACATAGCGGCGGCTGACCTCGTTCCACACCAGCCCGACCTGATGCTTCGCCAGTTGACGGGCAACGAAGATCGGAGCCTTGATGCGGAACTTCAGGCAAGTGTGGGCGAACGGTGACCAATGATTGTGTCTCGCCAAGTAGTCCAAGAGAGATCGGTTCTGATCATCGGTGTAGTGCGCGGCCTCCTTGTCGAAGGACACACGGGCGGCATTGACGATGGACTCGTCGTTGCCCATGAATTCAAGAAGAAAGACACTCACAGGCCACACTCCTTGTCTAGATCTGCAAGCAAGTCCAACGCACCGTTGCCCCTGAACTTCTCATCGTAGAGCCGCTCAAGTTCTCGCCTCGCCTCGTCGCGCTCGGCGGTGATGGTTGCGTTCTCCTGCCGCAGTCGCTTGTTTTCCTGCCATGCCTTTTCGAGCATCGAAACTGCCTCGGTCGGAGTCATCTCCACGATCACTTCTCCTTCGCACCCCATAAACGAAAGTGGGTAGGAAGCACCAATTGTTTTTGGCTTCTTCTTGCTCACTTGCCGTCCTCCTGCGGGAAGCAGTCCCAACCGTAATTCTTCGCAATACCAAACGCATCAAGCGGAACATCGCGGGATACCCGCCCGCAATACATCCGCCTCGCCTCGTCGCGCTCGGCGGTGAGGCGTTCGATCTCGTCAGCAGCCTCGCGGTTCATCAATTCCACGCTGCGGTCGTTGTGAAAGACAGCGCGTAGCCGGGTCACAATGTCAGATTTCATCGTTCATCTCCATCTCGACTTCTGCAAGCCGTCCGGTTTCCTTGAAGTAGCGCAGCATCCCGGCAACACCCGTGTCTCCGGTGAATCTGTTCTTGAGTACGCGCAGCACCAGTTCGTTGGGATTCTCGCCCTGCTGGTTCCGCTCCAGACCGATCACCGCATCAGCCAACTGGGCGATGGAGTGTGAGCCTCGGAGTTGGGCCAGCGAGGTGGTCGCGCCTTCCTCATGCCCACGGTCGCCGTCCGGTCTGCGGAGGTGGGAGACAACGAACATGGCTGCCTGTGTCTCCTCAACGAGTGAGCGCAGGGAGGTCATGGCGTTGTCGATGAGCCGCCTCTCGTCCCCGTCACCGAGTCCCGACACGACGATGGACAGGTGGTCGAGGAAGATGTAGTCACAGCCGCACGACTTGATCATGTACCGCGTTCGTGCGAGGAGGTTCTCCGGGTCAACTGATCCGAAGTGATCGAAAAGTACAACCTTCGCCACGGTCGCATCGAACGCCTCTCGCTTCTGCTCGTCAGAGACATCACGATCTGCCCAAAAGTAGGGCGGGGTGTTGAGGTGGATGCCCATGAGGTTTCGTGCCGTCCGCTTGACCGACTCCTCAAGCATGAGCAGTCCGACCTTCTTGCCTGATCGGATGAGGTGGCACACCATCTCGCGGCAGACCGATGACTTGCCGATGCCCGTGCCTGATGTAAGGACAACGAGTTCGCCCTTACGGATGCCAAGGAGTTTCTCGTTAAGGGCCGCCCAAGGGTAGGGAGTTGAATCGTTGGGATCGTCCTCGTTGACGGTGTCCCAGAGATCAGATCCCAGAACCACGCCATCCGGCCTGTAAGCCTTCGCACCGTAGACAGCATCGATCACCTTCTTTCCTTCGCCAGCCATGTGGGCTTCGTTCGCGTCCTTGAAGTTCGGGATCGTCCCGATCTTGGCCTTGCCGGGGGTCAGCAGCATGGCGCACTCCTTGGCTGCCTTGCGTCCCGGCTCATCGTCATCGAACATGATCACGACCGAGTCGAACTTCTCCAGCCACTCAAGGTTGTTCTGGAACGACTTGACGGCACCGGACGCACCCGTGGGGACGGAGACAACAGGCCACTTGTTGCCGAAGAGTTGGCTCACGGTGAGGGCATCCACTTCCCCCTCGGTAACCGTGACCATGCGGCCTCCGTCACGCCACAGGTGCATTCCGTACAGCGGCAGGGACTTGGCATCCCCGATGCTGATGAAGTCCTTGGAGGGGAAGCGCAGTTTCTGCGCCACGACCTCCCCGTCCTTGATGTACTGGGCAACCTGAACCGTCTGGTTGTTGAACTGCCCGATGCCGTACCTGAAGAACCGACAGGTCTCCTCGCTGATGCCCCGCTTCTTCAGGGCAGCGAACTCGACCGGGATCAGGTCCGTCCTTCTGGGAAGGTCGGCTTTCTCGACTGCGTTGGTGGCTGGCTCGTAGTGCTTGCATCCGAAGCAGTATGCGTGTCCATCCGTGTACCGGGCGAGGTTGTCCTTGCTCCCGCATCCCGGGCACGGCTCATGCTGTACGAACTCCGATTCGTTGTGGCTGGTCATTGCGTTCTTCCCATTCGATTTCGATTCGTGGCTCTCTGCCGTACTGCTTCGTGGCTTCGATGCACATGATCTGGACATCGTCCTCCCACGCCCATCCGTTGAGCGAGTCGAGGATCGACTTGATGTGATTGTCAATGTCGCCTACTGGCCAAAGATTCGATGGTTTCTTAGGCGACCGACAAAAGAAAGCGATCTTTACATACAGGGGCCCCGAGAGGGGGCAGCCCTTGGGCTTCTTTAGGGCCGCAAGGGCTGCCTTTGACTCTCGGCGGAACCGCTCGTAGGTCTTTCCGTAGTAGGCAAACCCCCTCCGAGAAACTCGGGGGCGGCTTGCCGGAGTCGGATCAACCCACAGGACGATCTTCATCAGAAGTCGTTGTCCTCGTCGGTATCCGTGGTCGCCTCGGTCGCAGTCGCGGAAGCCTTGAACCCGTTGGGGTCGGCCTTGAAGCCGTAGGCATCGAAGTTGTCGCCGGGGGTGTACTCCTTCAGGTCGAGGATCTGCACCGCCTTCATGCGGAGAGAGACTCCTGCGCCGACCATGGCGGTGAAGAAGGGCACGACCTCAAAGGCCACCTTGATGCGCGAACCGGAGCCCACATTCGGCGGGGTCTGGATCGCCATGCCCGAAGCGTCGAAGAGCGTGGGCTTCTGTGCCCAAGACTTCTCCTCGTTTCCGGCCTTGGCCTTCAACTTGAACTTGATGCGGACCATGTCGCCCTCACCGTCCTTGATGGGGAGATCGGCCCTCTTCAACTTCTTGCCGCCCTTGCTCTCGCAAGTGGACTTGTACGCCTCGTCGGCGGCCTTCTTGAGCGTGGCGATGAACGCGGCGGCCTCCTTGTTGGAGGTGTCGAGTTCGAGGTCCACGCTGTACACGCCGTCCTTGTCGAACTTCGTGTCCGGGGTGGTCAGACGCGGGTAGATCGCGGTGCCAGCCGGGGTGGTGATGCGAACGAACTTCTTCTTGCTAGTAGCACTCATGTGAGTTCTCCTGTCTAGCGACTAGACTAGTTGAAGTAGTAGTCTGAGTCGCGTACCTTTGAAACGTCCAGAGATCCGTACTCTGGAACTTCAGGCAGATTAGCCGACGAAGGCAGCATTGTCAATACCCCCTGACGGAATTCATTGAGCAAATCTCTGGAAAAAATGTCAATAGTGGCTTCACGGACGCACGAAGAGACCTTCATGTAGTCGGCTGCGAGGCACAGGATCTGGTCGTGGACGGATCCGAGGTGGTTGACACCGTTGGCGGCACAGAGGTTGATGGTGTGCCCGAGGAGACCAC